ATAACGTTGTCCTGGGTAGCATAAAAATAATAAAGTAGTTGTTCTTGTTTGATGTGTGGGAACGGAGATCTACGCATACGAATAAGTCTATCCCAAGTTGCCATAACTCCAGCATAGGCAAGTCTTTGTGGCTCTCCAGTGCTTTCTGGTGTTATAGTAATCCAACTCTCAGTCAATTCGTCAATAGTTGTTGGACGGGATGGAAAGAAAGGAACTCCTATACCTGTATCTAGCCCAATACTTTCTTTTAAGTATTCATTAATCCAAAGAACTGGAGTATTAAATGTTGATGTTGATTCTGCCATTATGCAATCCTCCCTGCATTAGCAACCCATTGGTATCCAGTCTTTATTCCTAAAGACCTTCCTCCTCTTTTGGCTGCTGATATATTTTTCTTATAAACCTTTGGAGAGTTGAAATACTGCAAAAGTCCACTTGACTTTAAAAACGACTGTCTAAAATAAACTCCAAAAAAATTATTAATTACCTTATCAAATTGACCTTGAGTTTGTCCACCAGGATTCTCTACACGAACTTCTCTTGAAGTGTAAACTTCTTGTCCATCTATTTCAAACCTCAAAACATTTGCTCTCTTTGGTTTAATTGTGACCCCAACTCCTTGTTCCATAATTGTTGCTTTGTTATAAAAAGGCACATTAGATCCTTCTTTAATAGAAGAAGACTGTTTTAAAGATGATGTAAAGATTATTCCTACACCGCTTATAGTATAGTCAATATCAAATAGTCTTGCTTCTGGGCTTCCAATTTTTTCCCATTCATAAATATGATGAAGCAATTCTGGAGACATTCTAGCGTTAGCATCAATAAACTGTGAAGCCATCTCAGATATCTTTGGAGCAAGAGACATATACAGTTCTGTCTTTCCTCTTTGCACACCCTCTAAAAATCCAGTTGAGTAGTTAATAATATTATTTATTTCTTTTTGAAACTGTCTACTGTCCATAACTACTTTAAGCATTATAGATCTCCTGACTGATTTTCAGATCTACGTATTACAAGATTATAATATTCTATCCCACCAAATGGACCTACGTATGGCTCTTGTGTAGCAATTTCAAAAATAGTTGATTTGCCTGCACGGGGTCCTGATGTTTCTATATATATGTGGTTGCAGTTTTTATCTCTAATATTTGTTAATATAACATTTGTTATTGAGTGTGGAGATTCTAAACTCGAAATTCTAACATCTGTTTTTGCCCTACCAAGAAGCACTGTTTTTTGTGTAATGTTGACATTTGGCTTGACCTCTTCATTGTTAGCATTTCCTGCTGCACTAACATTAATAGCAATAGTTTTGTCTAAAATCCATGTCTTTTTAACATTGCCATAAGTTCCCTGGTCAACGATTGGATAATAGACATCTGCTTGCATTGGGAAAATAAAGTCTGGCTGTTCGCATATCATTAAATTATACCTGGCTTAACGATAGTCTTAACATACTTATCAAGTATTTTGTCGACTAGGAAGTTTCCTGTTCCGCTAAGCATTGCCTTATCAAACTGAATTCTAAATTGATCTGTGTTATAGGCTGTAACGTATCTCTTGTAGTAGTCTAACTTTCCACATTTTAGATCTTCAATTAACAACTTTGCTGCATACTCAACATCGTCTGGTACATTTAAATAGCCATGATCTACTACAATTGTATAGTCATATCCTGCTGGGAATGCTATTCCATTGTACCCATAATATCCAAGATCTCCACTTGCAACTGGAAGATTTTGTGCAGTTGACTCGTATCGATTTAAATCTCCACCTTGCACTCTTTGAATAGCAGTTTTATCTGATGTGATAATATACTGAAATTCATAAAGATCTGGATTAGATCTATCATAAACTAAAACGTTATTTTCATAAACCTTAAATATTCTATAAACTTTTTCCCATAAAGGCAAGTAGTCTCCACCGTTGCCAGTTCCAAGGACTGTAATCTTTTTATTATAAAATCCTTCTGGAACAAATGTGTCTATCATTGATCTTGCAACTAATTCTAAAATTTTATATTCAGCAATCTCTGATGCTGTTGTTCCTAGTGTATTTGGATCTACATATGGTCTGATTAACTCATAGTACTCTTCATAAATTAATTGTTCAACCTCATCTACCGTAAAAATCTCAACTCTATAGTTATTGTCATATCTACCAGGAAGTTGAATACTGATAGTGTCGTCAGTTGAGTACTCTAAAAATTCTAAAACTTGTACTGAAAGGTCCGCCATATCTGTTACTCTTGCATAGATTTCTGCATCGTTGTATCCAGAAGGAACAACAAAGTTTACTATGATGTCATCGTATGGCGGAACCCTCAATATTTCCATTGCTTACTTTCCAAATTCCTTTGCAACTTCTTCTGGAGTTGCTGTACGAATGTGAGAGCGTGTAAGCCACTTTTCAGCAGCATCCTTTTCAACAATGTTATAGCCACGGTAAACCTTGCCTACCTCTGACCATGTAACATTCTTTGTTGAATAAAGTGCTACCTTTTCTTTAACTTCTGCAGCCTTTTCCTTCTTTTTTCTTGGGGAAGCAACTGCTGCTGTAGTAGCACCAATCACACCTTCTGCAACTGATCCAAGTGCCTGAACTTCTTCAGGTGCCTGATATGCAGGTGCTTCAACGACTGCTTGAACTTCTTCTACAACTGGAGTTTCCTCAACATGCTCAACCTCTGGGGCTTCTACAGCAGGTTCTTCTGCAACTGGTGCTTCAAAAACTGGTGCTTCGTATGTTGTTTCTTCTACAATTGGATTTTCATTAATGTTTTCCATAATTCCTCCTTGTTAGTATTATATCATTATAAGTAATAAGGGGAGCAGGAGAACTAACTCCTACTCCCCCTAAAATGTACTGTCTACAGATTATTCGTCTGCTGCAGCGTCAGCGAATGCGATTGCATCCTGCTCTTCCCACTGAATACCGAAGCGAACGAATACTGTGTATTCTACAGTATCCTTCTTTGGCTTGTATTCACGGTTTACAGTGATGTCACGCTGGAATCCCCATACACGGTTCTGTGGGAATGTCAAATCGACATATCCTGCAGGGTAGTATGGAACTTCCTGTACGTCAATTCCGAGAACACGTGTTGTACGTGCTCCACCGAATGTCTGTGCTCCACCGTCAAGGTATGCCTGACGATTCATTGGAGTTCCGCCAGCCTGTGAAGCAAATGCTTCAGCAACTGCGTCTGCTAGGGTACCGTTGTTCTTAACGATTCCCTGGAATGCATCTGTACCAGCATAGAACTTCAAGTTAGACTTGATAGCACGATACTTACGTGGCATTGCAAGAATGATGTTCTGCATTACATCTGTTGTCCAGGCGTTATTAGCGACTGTTACAACTGACTCATGAGCATCTCCATCTGTCTTGACACGGTTTACGAAACCTTCCATGATTCCAAGGAATGCATCGTTACCTGAACCTAGTCCGTTGATTGCAAGGTCTTCGATATCGTTACCGAAAGCGTTTGTCATCAAGCGGACAATGTGATCTTCTAGTGCTGCACCTTCGATGTTATCTTCTAGTGCTTCTGCAGATACTTCCCAGTCAAGACGAATCTTCTTTGTAGTCAATTCAACCTTTGAGAATGTTGCACCTGCGTTTGTGTAATCGCCAACTGCTTGCGCTGCTGCACGAATAACACGCTCTCCGACGTTTACCTTTTCGAGTTCCATTGTGTTGGCTCTCATTGTAACGCGACGGCCATCTTGGGCGAGAATGGTAGCATCCCACACGTAGTCGATAAAACGACGTGCTTGCTCTGGGCGTAGGATACCTGATCCAGCCTCACCTGAAGGGTTAACTGCATTTGGTCCAGATGTTACTCCTGATAGTGCTGTTGGGATATTGCCCAAGACACCACCATCGGTGTAATTACCTGGTACGTTTGAACCTGCTTCAGATCCAGATGCGAATGCACCTTGTCCCTGATACAGTCCTGGTGCTGTTCCACCAAGATTACCTGAAGTTCCAGGCTGGTTCTTTTCTATATTTTGTTCCGACATATTGTCACCTCCTGTGATTTTTTACTTATTGTTTTTTTAATTAAATAAGTCGGCTGTTTTGAGGAAACTACCGCCCCATAGGGATTTTTCAACCGTTTCAGGCTGATTCTGTACTATCTCGCCGAGATCGCCAGACTTTCGGAAAGCAGTGTCTTGCTCTACAAGTTCCACACGCTTACCAAATTCATTGAATGTATTTGTTGCTGCTGCAATATCTTTTGCAACTGCTTCAAATGATTGTTTTGCTGTTTCAACATCTACCTTTGAAGACTTAAGCATTTCTACTTCTGCCTGCAAAGACTTTACTGTTGAAACTAGATCGCTAAAGGCTGATTCTAGAGTGTTCTTGATTTCAGCAACTGAGTCAACAACTGCTTCATCTGATTTAGATACTTCTATAACTTCTTCAACTACTTCGACTGATTCGGTCTCTTCAGACTTTACAATCTCTTCAGGTGCTGTGGCTTCATCAGCCTTAACAACATCTTCTGTAGTTGTTTCAACTACTGCATCAACCTCTGGAGCGACCTCTGACTTTTCTACTTCTACTGGTGCTTCTGTTTCAATAACTTCTGCAACTGTTTCTGTGTTTTCTGTCATAGGACTTACCTCCTTGTTAATCTTAGAAGTATTAATGCCTTTAGCACTATCAACTAAGAATTTCATCATGTTTGTTTTTTCACTATCCGTTTTTTCAACGAACCCTATGTTTTCCATCTGCTCACCAGTAATCGGGCTAAGTTCTGATTCATTTTCAGATGCTATAACTATTCCATTTGCTTTGTCATAAAATACATTTTCTAAAACTGTTTCGTCTCCCTTGATAACATCTACGCCATCAACTTTTTCTACTGAAACGATATTTGCAAACTGATTTGCTGGGGAATCTACAAGGCTCAACTCAACTAAATCATATTCTTTAATAACTCTAATCGTCTTATCTGATTTTTCATCATAAGCATCATCCCACTTATTCATTCTTCCGCCAATTGAAAAACCTGTTAAGGTTCCGTCTAGAACTTTTTCCCATGTATCTTGTGCACCCTTTGAAACGTATGCTGATACAAATACACC